CTCGTCTGACATCCTGCTCACACTCGACGAATGCTCGCATTGCTGCATGTTCTCGCTCCTTTGTTGTGAGTTGGAACAACTTGCCACACATCAGCGTTAGCTGGCGTATAGCTTGTATTGCGTCAATGTCCGCATCCTCGAGTAAACGGCCACTCGAAGCGTCGAACACTTGACAAAGGAAACCTGAGACGAATCTCGGGAAACCACCTCTCCAGGCAAAGCCACGGAGAGACTGTTTGTCCAAGCAGCCAAGTTCAAGGCATCTTTCGAAGCCTTTACCAAACTGCGGGAGGGTAATCGTAAAAAACGACAACCCTTCATGTTCGACGCGATCCTCGACTGTTTTGCAGTCGCGGGCGGCGCTTGTGGAACATCTAGTAGCCAACTCATCGGCTACTGTTTGCCAGAGTAACATCAGGCTTTTCATCTGTCCCCCTTTAATAGAGGTGTGCAGAATCCCTAGCTGATGCTTTTCGCTATCGACACTCGGTACTAAAAAGACCGAGATGGGTCCTAAACATTAGGACCAGCCGAGATCACAGCCTACGACTCACCTCCAAGAAGCTTGGTGATGAGCAGGTCCGAAGATGCCGTAAAGGCAGTCTTCAGGCCGGTGTAGACGGCCAGCTCTTCCGCGTTCGAATAGCCGACCACCGGGACATCAAAGACGAGGTAGAAACTCATCCCCGTCTTGACGTTGGTGGACGGCAAGAACACGTCAGCGCTGATCTTGTTGTGATCGAGACGCAGAGTGCGTCGGATCCTCTTCCCAATTTGGGAGGAGGCCGACATTGTCACCAACCCGTCACTGCTGGTATAGGACGACTCATACTTCCCCACATTTACGCGGGGAAGCGAGATCGTCCCGGCCAACGGCGCCGGAAAGGTGACAGACTGCGGATCTGCGAACGACATAGCATTACTCCTAAATGGTGTTTTAGTAGGTAGTACAACTACCGCAAGCCCTTATTCAAACCAAGGGCTGCTAATATCGAGCCTTGGAACGAAGAAAAACCGTTCCAGTTAAGCCCGAAGCCATAAGGTGTTGCTCCTCGTCTTATCTTGGTCTCAGTGACCTTGACAAGATCTTGGACAGGACAAGGATTGCCTTCATATGCAAACCCTGTCATGCTATAGGTATCGGTAACGATGGTATGTTCCATCATATACCCATAGAGCATCACAAGACCGTCGACGTGAAAAGCGGTCCAGTTGGAGATACAATCTCCAGTATTACTGAACCAGTCGACAGCCCAGCTCCACGGAGTCACCTGCCAGAGAACTTCTGGCGTCGGTTCCAAGCCCAATTCATGGGCGAGGATCGCA